AGAGAGAGCATAGGTCATCTACGCCCCCTCTCCCTCTCCTCGATTGATTAACTATAGATCTCGTTCGGCTCAAATCTATAGTTACACCAGACGTACATGTCCCCAGTAGTTGGGGCTGCACCCGCATAGGTCACGGTGACACGCATAGCGTATTCAGCCTCACCATCGTCTGTAGCGGTGTAGGCTTGGACAGCGACCATTTGTTTAGCCACAGGGCTTACAAAACGGCCAACTGCAGATTTAATGTCTTGGGCAGACATGTAAGCAGTGCCTGTTACCAAGTCACCAACGTTAGTGGTGGCTGCGCCACCTGAGTTAAATACAGTCTTAACAAGACACACAACCTGATCTACGATTGCGTCTTTCGGCAAAGGTATATCAAAGGTTGTAGTAGTCCCAGTAAGATCTGAGTGCTGGATCCGTTTGTGCCGTGATGTTTGAGGCACATTGATCACTCTTGATAAGATCGATTCCATCTTGTTCTCCTTCGTCTAAGATTAAATGTCAGTTACGCCAACTTCTATCCGATAAAGATACAAATCCTGAAGTATGACACACGAATACATGGTCTCCCACGCACATGTACCTCTTTGTCCCAAGGGATCGCCTGGACCGGGTTTAGGCATAACTACTTTTGATTTAAGTGAGTCCTTACCACCTAACGTAGCGCATCCACCAAAATCTTGAGCCATGATGATTACAGGGTAAACATCGATAGCGTTATTGGTAGCTTTAAGTCCTGTTGCACCAACGGCTGCACCAGCGCCTTTGAATGGCATTGCTTGTGTGGTTAAGATAAATCGAACACCCCGTGCTGACCCCACTTCACCGTCCATTACGTCACCCTGTTCTGCGTACTTCTCGACAGGAACGTATCCGGGGAGGTTTTCAAGATCTTGACGAAGATCGACATGCCCGATAGCTACAAAAGCTTCACGGATTGGAGAGGTTGTTACGCCATCGGATGCGTCTAATTGCGACTTTAACTTTGTTGCATCGTTGTTCTCAAGAACACGAATTGCGCGGTCAATAAGCGTATTAGAATGAGATCCACCCCCAGCATTCATATTACTGATGGTATAATTAACAGCGTTTCTAGCGGCTGGTGCGCCACTCCCAGCGTACCCTACTTGTGTCCCTGCTCTGAATTCCTTATAAGTCAGAAAATCAATAGTTTCACCAGCTTGTTGCGCCTGTCTTTCTGTAATGATCTGAAGCACCGGGTCAGTACTAGCGGCCAACATAATGTCCGTAGTATTAACAAACGATCCATATTGTTTTAGAATATGTTTGATCGTGGTATGGTTCAAATTTACATAATTGGGAGAAACGCCTTCTGGAATAGGGCTGTCTACAATAGGGAAGCGTTCGTAACGCCTATGCCTGATTTCCAGACCTTCTTTCTGTGGTTTGGTCTCCTTCTGTGCAAATTTACCAAACGTAAGCAGTCGCTTTGCGATTGGTAGCATTCGTTTTTGAATTGTAAACGCATCGTGTTTACTTAGGTCACCGTAACTTGACCCTGTTAAATTTCCTGTTCCTGCATTAAGTGCCATCTTAATCTCCTGCTATGCTCGCTCTCCATAGCATTTGAGAGAATGGCAATAAGTACTATATCGCTATAGCCTCCCAGAGTTCGTCATCTGACATATCCTCCGGCCTTCTCTCTTGCCTTGGAGAACTATTTTTTAATAAACCCTGCGCCGCCTGTCTGCGAACGTTGGGTTTGGTATTTGTTTTCATGCTTCCTTGTTCTTGCTTGTCAGATGATTGTTTTGTCTCATCGTTGCTAGCAGATGGTGGCCTAAATTTGGCTCTTCCGACTGGCGTATCCAAGAAATCTTTCATAACGGCGATATGATCTTCCCAAGCTATTGACTCATTCATCATCGCGATTCTTGTAGGAGATGCTTTGACGAACGTTGCAAACTCATCGGATAGATCAATCTCTAAAAAATCGGATCCTATCGTTGAAGACATCTCAGCAGCATGTCGCTGCCAGTACTGTTTTGCTTGATAGTCTCTTGTTACTTTTTCGAGTTCGGCTAATTTCTCAGCCGTTTGTTCGCTGTTGCTGCCTGCTCCCCCTGATTTACCTATCGTTTTAGCGACTTCGTGAGCAATCAGCTTTTTATAAGCTGAGGTCAACTCTGAGAAATCGTCTAATGTCTGTTTGGTTTCAGGGTCAAACCAATTGGGGTCCAAAGGATCTGGTTCTGCTTTTTCTTCAGCTTTTTCTAGCGGCGTGTCCTGCTTATTTTTTTGCAGACGCTCAAGCTGTCTTTCTAATTCCAGTTTCTCAATTCGGAATTGTTGGAACTGTTCTCGTAATTCCTTCCCTTCCTCATTTCTCTTGTGGAACTCCTTTTCAAGATCCTTATACCTTTTTTCGTAATCGTGCTGCGCCTTCTTCTCCTCCTCAGTTGGTTCCTCCTCAGAGTGTGCCTCTATTTCAAAGGTTTCTGATGATTCTTTTACTGATTCGGTTATCTCTCCGTCTTCTCCTTGTTCAGAAGAGGTAGGAGTGGCCTCGATTATTTCTTCAGTCTGCTGACTAGGCTTTGATTGGGGATCTGACCCAACCTCTTCCCAGATTTGGTCATCAGACAACTCAATATCAGTTTCCTCAGAGTGCCGAAGTTGTTCTTCTCTTTCGGTTTGCGTAACTGATTCTTTTTCTTCAGCCATTTAATTTTCCAATAATAAATTTCATCGTAGGGTGCTAATCTTCAAAAAAAGATTAATCTGCGATGTCTTTAAAAAATCCTGAGACCCTGGCTGGGTTTCTCACGATCTCTATTAGTTCCTTGATTTCTCTGTAACGTCCTTTAGCTTCTATTAGATCCAACCTTCCTTTTTCTTTAGCTAGTTCAAATGAATGAAACGTCACCATTTCTTGTTCTAATTCTTTTAATCTTTCAAGGAGGTAGTATTTTAAGGTTTTCCATCCCTCATTTGTTTCCAGCGTGTTGATTAGTCTGTAATCCATGTTGTTATTCAACTGCGGCCTCTTCTCTTGCTGTTGCTCTGATTTGCTCCGGGCTTGATTCACCACCCGCTAATTGGGTCCTAGCTTCCTCCCCCTTGGTTTGAGCCAACTGATTCAGTTGTGCGATCTGCTGCTGTCGCATCTGTTCTTGTTCTTGCTGTGCTGCAGCCATTGCTTGTTGTTGAGCGATCTGTGCTGCTTGAGCTTGTTCGGCCTGTTGCTGTCCCATCTGTTGCTCTTGCTGCATTTTTTCCTGCTGTTCTTCGTTAATCAGCATCGACATCGAGTAGTAATCAGGTACTGCTTCTTTTAGTACGTTGCCCTGCCGAATTAGTTCTACCCTCTCCTGTATCTGAGACTGTCGAATATCCTCACTAGCGGCTTTTTTCTCATCGAGGAGGGCCTTTCCTTTTTCAAAGTTTCCTCTTAGTTGTAGCTCCTCCTGAAGGCCCTGTAGCCTTGTCTGTTCAGCTTGCTGTGCAGCCTGTGCTTGCTGCTGTTGTTGTTCACCCATCATCTGCTGAACTTCTTCTTCCGATTTCACGATTAGTTCTGGGTCTAAATTAAACGCCCGGACCAGCGGCTGAGTAAATGCCTCAAATCGGATATAATTCTGCAACTGAGGCAAATTACCAATAGTGCTTAAAAATGAAATTAATTGTGTGTTGTGTACTTCTTTAGCTACATATTGCGTCCAGCCTGTACTTAATGCTTCGTAATCTCCTTTAATTTCCGGGTCTTCTGAATCAACCATTAACCATCGGTAAATTGCATCTATATTTTGCGTGATCATGTCACTAATGCTACGGACTACATCTGCTGTCTGTTTATTCGCATTAGAATTCAGGATGGACATTCCCGTTGCGGTATTCGTCTGTGACGGAGATGTATCCCCGTATCCGATTGCTGTTTGACCGCTATCTAAATCCGCTTCTCTCTCTAACACCTGAATTAGATTTAGCAATCCGTTTGTCACATCTGGGATAACAATAGAACTGAATGCGTCCTGTACAGACATCCCCGTTCTAACTTTAAATTGTTTCCCTGCTCTAATCTCTTCTAAATTCGTTCCCGACTCAAAAGCCGCCGGATTTACCACGGTCATGGGGACGCTTGATAACTCTTTCCCTTCCACCATCATCGCGTATGCAAAGTTTAATAAATGTTGAACATCCCGGATGCTATAGTAAATGCCGTCACCCCAAATACTTTCCGGGTTTCTTTGCCAATACGCCATCATGTACGGTTTTTTACCATCAAAGGGGTTCAAGGCCATTCTAATGACTTTATGACCCACAACGTGGATCACTACATCCATCGTTGTTTTGAAGTCTTCCTCGTTTATTGGTAAATGCCCCTTTAAATCTTCTCCGTCTAATTTCCCCCAGAATTCTAAGACTTCAAACCTTTTCACCCGGTGGCTATTTGTTTCTTCTATTGACTTAGGATGTTCTGATTGATCCTGCCCGGATACCTCTCCAATGTTTTTAGCAATTACTTCATCAATTACTTCCGGTAAAAACCCTTCTTGATTTTTTGCTAATTCCCGTAACTGAATCGATGATAGATAGCTTCTTTGAATAACGTATTCAGCCTCTTCTAGTGAAGTGGCTTCCGGTGTTGGGAATATGTTCCAAATGCTTACAAAATCTACGCTTGGTACTAGCTCTGATTCTATTTGAGATTCAACCTGCTGTATCCCTGTTTCTAAATCCTTCGTGGTCTGA